CTAGACTCCGGAGAAATTTTGCTCATAACAGGTAAAAGGGATAAGAGAGGTGACGAAAATGATGACAACAGAGGACAAAATCAAGGAATCCCTGCTTGATCAGCTGAAAGCACAGAACAAGGTCACGGATTACTGTGTGGACCTGGTCGAGACTTACATGACACACTGGCGTGTCAAAGAGCGTCTGGGGAAGGATATCGAAGAGAGTGGCATCCGTATCACGGTCAAAACCGGGAACGGCCACTCAAAGACCATTGCAAATCCATCAGTCAGTGACCTGCAGCGGGAGACAACGGTTATGCTGCAGATCCTCGACAAGCTCGACCTGAGAACGCCTGTCCTGGCGGCATCCAAGGATGATTATCTGTAAGGAAATAGATGACTATCTCCAGTACGCCAAAGATCATCCGGAATGGATTAACCGTGACCGACGATTACTGATTAAAAACATCATAAAGCCTACCTTAAAGCGGAAAGACATTTATTTTGATGAAGATACCTACAGGAATTGCCTGCGGTACATTGAAAATAATTTCTACCCGCTTTTTTTATATCAAAAATTCCTCATAGCTTTCTTCTTTATGTATGCGGCCGCGGATAATGAGCCGGTCTTTCCGGAGATCATTATCCTTATGGGCCGCGGCAACGGCAAGGATGGTCTCATGGCTCCCCTGGCGAACTTCTTCCAGACTCCGCTTTACGGGATTCCAGAGTATCATGTGGAACTGATCGCCAATTCAGAACAGCAGATAAAAGACACCTTCAATGTGGTATATAACCGACTGTCAAAGAACAGTAAGTTCAAGGGGAAGTTCCGTGTTACGAAGGAAGTCATTGAAAACCTGGAGACAAGTTCGATACTTCGATACAACACCAGCAACGCTTCAACCAAGGATGGCAAGGCACCGGGCTGTATTTTCTTCAATGAGTATCACGCCTATGAAAATAACGACGCCGTTAATGTCTTTGAATCTTCTGAAGGTAAGAAAAGACACTTCCGGGAGATCATCATTACCACGAATGGTTATGTTCGTGAGGGGCCGCTGGACAAACTTCTGGACGATTGCGGCCGGATTCTGAACGGCGAACCCAATCCGCTTGGGATTTTCCCGTTTCTATGCCGGCTCGATAAAGAATCCGAAGCAGGGGACGAAACGGCTATGCATAAGGCTAATCCGTCCATGGAATATCTGCCGATGCTGCAGAAGGCCATCAAGAGAGGCTATATCAAGGCAAAAGGCGATCCGGAAAAGTGGGCGGAGTACATCACGAAACGATGTAATCTGCCGCAGGTCAAAGAGGCTAGTGCCGTTACCAGCTGGAAAAATATCCTGGCATGCTCTTTTGAGGACAAGGAACGGAAGATTCCAAGGAAGTCCCAGGATACAAAAGGCAAGCTGGCTATCATTGGAATCGATTATGCCGATGTGCGGGACTTTGCTTCTGCCGGCATCCTGACCATTGACAATGACGGCAACCATAAATGGCGGCAGCATACGTGGATATGCTCGGAAAGTCCATTCCTGAAGAGCATCAAGTTTCCCATCGGGAATGCAGGGACCGACGGTTTCCGTGATTTTGAGGTTGTTGTGGCTCCGGTCATTCCGGTTGACCAGATGATTGACTGGTGTGAGACAGTCATGAGCGATTACGTGGTAGTCAAGATCTGCATGGACACCTATCGGTATACGCTCTTCAAAACTGAATTTGAAAACAGGGGCATTTCCATCGAATCCAGGGAGAACCCGAACGGAGTGGTCCGCCTGATCAGGAAGATTGGTTCCGCATGCGGGATCATAGCGCCAACGATTGAAAAACTATTCTCCGAACACAGGATAGATTACGGAGATTCAGCGATCATGCGCTGGTATACACAGAATACCGGCACACAGGTCGATAAATATGGAAACACGCAGTTTATTAAGATTGAGCCAAAGTTGAGGAAGAATGATGGTTTTATGGCTTATGTGGTCGCGGAGTTTTCCGCTGATCTGTTGAAGGAGACAGTGGTTTATGTTTGAGTGGTTATTCAGGAAAAAGACAGGTGAGAATGTGAACCTGCTGGAGGTCATAACTGCAAGCCTTAACAAGCTGCAGCTTGCATCTCTGGCAGAAGAGAAGGCGGTCAACATGATCGCCAATGCGATAGCGAAATCCGAGATAGTCCTATCGACGGGACAAGAGCGTGACAGAGGTCTGGATTATTACAGGCTGAATGTCTCCCCGAATGATAATCAGACCGGTACCGACTTCTGGTATCAGGTAGCTAGGAAGCTATTGAAGACAGGTGACTGCCTTATTGTCCAGCTGAAGTCCGGTATGTATTACATGGCGGAAAATTACGCGGCAGACAATAAAGTGACGATGCCAAAGCGCTATGAGCATATCACGATAACAGATGGAATCGACACGTATTCCCTGAATCGCGGTTTTAACAGTGATGAAGTCATTCATCTCCGGTATGGGAACCCGCAGCTTAGGTTGTTCAGGGAACTGGTCCTGAGGTCATATAACGACGCGGTCAATGCTCTGAATCAGATGGTGACCGTGACAGGAACGCCGAAGCTGAAATACAAAGTGGCGGCGAACATGAGTTTCCGGACAAAAGACGAAAACGGAAACGATGTCATCCTGACCATTGACCAGGTCATGGATAAGTTGAAAAAGCAGATAGAGGATAGTGAGATCTCCATTATTCGCGAAACAGAAGGAACTGCCCTGGAGTTCATGGACACCAAGAAGGCAATTCCGTCCAATGAACTGAAGAACATGGCACATGAGATCAATGACCAGTGTGCCATGGCATACGACATCCCAATCGATGTATTCAACGGCAAGATTACGGAGAAATCCGACGCGACAAATGAGTTCATTACTTATGCCGTTCAGCCGGTTGCGGAAGTCATCACCGACAGCCTGAACGCGAAAATGCTTCGGTACCTGGAGTACAGGAACGGCAAGCGTGTGTTCGTATGGCTGGCAAGGTTTAAGCATGTTGATGTAATCGACTCCGCCAATAGTCTGGATAAGCTCCGGGGTATTGGCTTTAATTTTGATGAAATCCGAGAAATGGTCGGATATGAAGCACTTAACACAGAGTGGTCTCAAGCGAGGGCGCTCACCAAAAATTACACGACGGAAGGCCTGGGGGAAGGCGGCTCTGCAGAAGCCGCTGAAGACCCAGTAGCTGAAGAGTCAGGTAATGGTAACCCGTCAATGAGCAAGCACAAAGAAAGGAGGAAAAAACGGTATGAAAGAGCCAAAGAGGTATTACAACCTTGTGGAGAATAACGAGTCTGATGTAGCGGACCTGTATATCTTCGGAGATATCTCCACGTTCGGACAGTGGTGGGAAGATGATCCTGACCGCTCTGCATATAACATCGTTAATGAATTAAAGGCCGTTACGGTTAGTAATATCAATGTCCATATCAATAGTTATGGCGGCGATGTATCCGAAGGTCTGGCCATTTATAATACGCTCCGGGGCAGCGGCAAGAATGTCACAACGATCTGTGATGGTTTCGCGTGTTCCGCTGCATCTGTTGTATTTATGGCCGGCAGTAAGAGGGTTATGTCCCCGGCTTCCCTGTTAATGATTCACAACGCATGGACAGTAGCCATGGGTAATTCGGAAGAACTCCGGAAACAGGCTGATGACCTTGAGACTATCACTCAGGCATCCGTGGAAGCATACAAGCAGGTCGCCACGATATCCGAAGAAGAGATTAAAAACCTTATGGATCATGAGACCTGGATTCTTCCAGAAGATGCCAAGGCGTATGGATTCTGTACGGACATCGATGACGATGACGAAGAAGACAAAGAACCGAAACAATCCGCTTTCCGTCTGATCATGCAGAAACTGACCACACCAACGGCAGTTATCCAGCTGGCTAATCCGGATCCGGATGTGATAGCGGATGCAGTAGTAAACAAAGTTCTGGCTGCGTTACAGCCAAAAGAAGAGCCAAAAACAGAAGAACCAGCAAACAGCTGGGATAAGTTTTTCAGGAGGTAAATAATATGAGAATCAATGCTTTAACACCTGAACTTCAGGAATCTTACATTCAGAAAATCGAATCCGCAGAGGACAAGAGCACTGCCATCATTGGAGTTATGGAAGACATGATGGGAGTTGTTCATGGCGATATTATCGACCAGATCCTTGAGGAAGCAAGACAGGACAAGGCGAACCGCGATAAAGGTTTCCGTATTCTTTCCGAGAACGAGAAGTCTTTCTATGGCACTCTCAAGGCCGGTGCAAAGCAGGCAGTTACTGCTGACCAGATCGATATCATCCCGGTCGAGACTATCGACTACACCTTGAACGAGGTAAAGAAGGCTTCCGCAATCACAAGCCTGATTAATTTTGCACCCGCCAATGTAAAGAAGTGGCTTTCTGCTTCCAAGACCGGCGCAGCTGCATGGGGCAACCTGACAGATGAAATCACTCAGGAATTAAGTGCTACCATCACTGCTATGAACATGGATGTGTTCAAGCTGTCCGTGTTCTGCGTAATCCCGAAGGCAATCCGTGACCTTGAGA